GGACGACCTTCACGGGCAACAGGTTCCAGAACAGGCAATAGGTCTTGGACCTTATCCAACTTATCATCAACAACAAGAATAAAACAGTCCTCATAAACAACAGCGTTTCTACGCTCGTCATTCACGAAAGCACCAGCAGCATAACCGGAATCAAACCTGAACCCCTCAATAAGATCCAAAGTTGTTTCGGTAGAACGTGCTTCCTCAACGATAAGCGAACCGTCCTTTCCAGCAGAGGTAATAGCCTTTGCTACAAGACGGCCAATAACGTCATCATTATTAGCAGAGATAGTTGCGATGTGTGTAATGTCTGTCTCGGATCGAATCGGATTAGAAACCTCTCTCAATTGGGTTATAATCCGTTCAACAGCGAAGTCAATTCCTCGCTTTACCTCAACAGGAGAAGCACCAGCGGTAATGTGCCGGAATGCTTCGGTAAGAATGGCGCGAGAAAGAACCGTTGCCGTTGTGGTTCCATCACCGGCCTCCGAGTTGGTCTTTCTACTTGCTTGCTTGATAATTTGGACGGCAGCATCCTCAAATGGATCTTGAAGAGAAATGAATTCAGCGACCGAAACGCCGTCCTTGGTAATGATAGGAGCGCCGTCCTTGGCCTTTAGAATAACGTTTCGCCCTCTTGGACCAAGAGTAGAAGAAACGTAATCGGCCAAAAGATCGACGCCCGAAAGAATCTTTTGTTGTAGAGAAAAGTTTGAATTATAGTGTTTAGTCATTTACCACCTGTTATTTTTCTATTATAACCAGGTGGTAGTCAAACGTCAAGTGCTTTTTGTGTCTTTTCTGCCTTTTTCCATTTTAGTAACGGCTTCATCTGTATTGATTGCTAGCGTCCGAGAAGATTGAATAGCCTTTTCCCCATAAGCCTTACGGGTTTGTCCTTCCTCGGAAGTTGGGGATGTTAAATAACTTTCTAGATTTGTACTAAATTGATCGAAAGCGCGATAGACAGGTGCTACTGTTTTTTCCAAAAGTTCTGCGTAATTGGTCCAAAGTTGCTTTAAGTTTTGCTCGCTTAAATCAAGAATACCAATCTCTTCATAATTTGCGATTCTAGTCATCTCTTGCTGGGAAATATGGAATTTTCTTTGTAGCATAGCACCAGGCATTCTTTTTAGAATGCTAATTATTTCTTCATCAGTATTAGCCCTACTCAAATCCAGAATAATCTGTTTTATTTTTGACATTTCTTGTTTATCTAATTTCTCTTTCTTTTCTTTTGACGAAAAAATATCACTCAATTTTTCGCCAGATTTAGAACCAGGCCGCGAACCATAAATAACCAGAGGAAGTTCAAAACCTTTTTCTTCTAAATTATCTAAAAGAGTTAGATCAAATTTAGAGATTGGAATTCCCTTTTCACTATCAAATATAAGTTGATTATTTTTATCTGCGACAGCATAGATAGAAACAAATGGAAGTTCATCGTCATCGGTCTTGCCTTTGATAAAATCTTTTAATTTATCTACATCGTACCATTCTAATTTCATATCAACTTCATCGCTTGGAACAGCACGCGCTTTAAAAAAGACATCAAGAAAGTTCTGTGGAGTCATTGTGAATTGACCGAATACGATTGAACTTCCTTTATCCTTTTTAAGAGCGACAAGATAATGAACTGGTTTTCCAGTTTCAAATAACTCAATTAAATTATTAAAAGAACCAGAAATCTTCGTTCCTTCTCTTTCCCACCTTTCAGTACTTTCAGTAGAGCCTTTTTTAATAAGCTTCAAAGAATAGTACTCTCCTGAATCGTCAATAACATCTTGTATCTTTGTTCCTGGTATTTGTCTAGACTTACCACCGAACAAAGCAGCAACAAAAGCCTCAAACAAAAATCCAGCAGCAGATCGGTCAAATTCTTGGACTATGCTATTCAAACTTTCTACAAATACCATAGCAGAAAGGATCTGCGGTATTGTGTTTGGTCCTTGTGAACCACCAGAGATAATTGAATTAACAGATTCTAATTTTTCTTTGAAAGAAACACCTTGAATATTTCTCATAAATTTGGTAATTCTTTCGCGATCCGCTTTCTCTGGTTGTCCCCAAAATTCGGTAATCTTAAATGGGGGCAGTCTAAACTTGCCTTTCGCATCTTCCGTGCTTTCAGAACTTGCTTCCGTCAAAAGTTCAGCAGTCAATTGCCCGAACAAACTTTCAAGCAAAGATTCAAGTTCTTGCTTTTTGTCTGTCTTTTGACCCAAGCGATTATCAACTGCCTTATCCCAATTAAACATTTAGAACCCTCACTTTATAAGTAGTTTCACATCAACTCATCAGCGATTCCGTACTTAATCGCTTCTTCTGCTGATAAATAGATGTTTTGACCGGTTTTAACCATTCGTCGCAATTGCTTAACGGTTAGGTTTGAGTTCTCGGCAATAGCGTTGATATACATTTGCTGGATATTCTCTGCTTCGCCAAGTTCGTTAGCAACGTGGAATAGACCGCCTGAATGGCCGGTAATAACGTTGTGGATCATTACGCGAGCGTGGCGAGCGATCTTGCGCTTGCCCTTGGTTCCTGCGGCGAGGAGGAGAACGCCAGCGGACATTACCTTTCCAAGACCGATGGTTTGAATTGGAACGGTCCTCTTTACCAGTTCTATAACGTCATAGATCGCGAACATATCATCGGCATTACCACCTTGGGTGGAAATGTAAAGTTTGATAGGATCTGGTTCCTTCTGAACCTCTTCCTCTTCTTCCTCTGGTTCTTCGGTGGTTGCCTCGGGTGTTTCTGCGCCCTCAACGGCTTCTACTGAAACCTCTGGCTCTTCCTCTTCTTCCAGTTCTTCCAGTTCTTGTGATTCTGCTGATGACTTCTCAATCAGTTCCTTATAAGTAATAAGGCTGGAAACAAGACCATTCGCAGCCTCTTCGTTCACCTCGCCCATAAAGAAAATGTTTCCAAGTTCCTTTAGGGTTTCCTTCAAGAAAGCAGTTTCAAGTTGAGCGATCTGTGCTTCGCCCTTCTCTTCGTCTGTTCCTTCTGGTGATTCTTCATCCATTCTTCGCTTCGGCTTCATACTTCCTCCAAATTTCTTCAGTATGCGCGAGTAGTTTGTTAAAGTCATAGTGTGGTTTTCTCCCACTCTCAATATAATAGTGCGAGAGCGTTTCGGCAAGCGTTTTCTTCCATAAATCGAAATTTTGCTTATCAAGATCGATGTAAAGTTTGATTGACTCTTCATTATAGCCAAGAATCTTCATTTGCTTTACCTTTGCCGTTTGGATGAACGCTGCCGACTCAACGCAAACAAGCAAAATTTTAAGAATGGCTGCTTCGTTCCTCTTGAACCAGTTTGAAGCATCACCAACATTCAATAAATAACTAAGGGAATGATAGATTAAATAACCAATCAACATTCCAAAGACAACAGATAGCGTATGCATCTTGACCCCATAAATAAAAACCGCTGTGTGTTTATTATAACACACAGCGGCCAAGAGTCAAGAGGAAATTAAATCACTTACCTTTGAGAATGCGCTTCATAATGCGGTCAGTAACTTCATTAATGGCTTCTGCGCGGGAGCGACGGGCAGGAGCAGCGCGGGGAGCAGGCTTGCGAGCAGGAGCAGCGCGGGGAGCAGGCTTGCGGCTTTCAGATAGACGAGCCATAACGCGGCGGGCAACTTCGGAAACGATTTCTTCTTCTGGTTCCATCCCTTCTTCTTCTTCTGGTTCCATTCCTTCTTCTTCTTCTTCTTCGGGGGGCATTTCTTCCATATCCATTTCTGGTTCTTCGGCAGGAGCCATTTCTTCTCCACTATCGTCAATAGAAATTGGCTCGTAGCCTTTAACACCACTTAGAGCGTCATTGAGTTTTTGGGCTAAGTCTTGTAGGGCAGTTTTAACGACAGAAGATACATCAACGTCGCTGCCACCCATATCCATCTCTTCATCGCCCATATCATCCATTTCGGCTTCATCGCCCATACCCATAGGCTCTTCGGGAATTTCTTCTCCACCTTCTTCGGGCATATCATCTTCTTCATAAAGACTTTCTTCCATATGGTACCCTTCTCTGCGTGTATCTCCCATCTCTGATAGGAAATTTTCAGTAAGAGGGCCGAGGTTGGCGTACTTCATAAAGCGGCGGATCTCGCCTTCACTCAATAGTTGTTTCTTGCTCATAGAATTAATTCCTCCGATTCTTTAAGTAAATAGTGCTTTCCATAGGAAAGGTACTTTCACACATAAATAAATAGTCGTTTATTTCTCAAAAAACTCAACTTTCTTCTATCATATCAAAAATGGAGATAAGTTCATCATCAGACAAATTCAAGTCTCTCATTTGCTTTTCGCTCAACTGTCGTTTTACTCTGGATGCTCTTTCCCAGGTTTTTGGCATTTTGAGTTTCTTGGTCTTTATCTTGTCTATAAAGGCAAGAATGTTCTTATCTCCGTCTATGTAGCCCTGAATAATGTAGCGAAAGAATAAAGCTTGTGAAAGGTGATCGCGGTCTAATGCGATCTTTAGATCGGCACAACGTTTATCTGATTCGTAGAAAACTATCTTCTTACTTGTTGTGCCGTTGTTGCTCATGCTAGGTTCCTAACGTGCGTGCTGCTCTCAACTTGACCGGCATGAGTTTGGATAATGAACTTTGACTTGGTTTGTAATTGAACGATGTTTCTTGCTCCGCTGTAAGAGAAGCCTGAACGAATGCCTACTTTGATTTCGTCAAACACACCGGAAACTGGACCCTTGTGGCGAACCTGTGAGGAAATGCCTTCAATAGAAGAAACACGACCTCTCCACGCTGTTTGTGCTTCACGGGAAGCCATTCCACGATAAGCCTTGTAATAACTACCATTACTGAAATAAATTTCCCCTGGTGTCTCGTCGGTTCCAGCAAGCATAGAACCAAGCATTACAGCGTCAGCACCAGCGGCAAGGGCCTTTACAATGTCGCCAGAGGTTCTGATGCCTCCGTCAGCAATAATAGCAGCAGGAGTAGCCGATTCTTGATAATTCACTACGTCAAAGATGCTTTGTAGAGTTGGAACGCCGTGTCCTGTCTGAATGCGAGTAGAGCAGATAGAACCGCCGCCGACTCCGACTCGGACTGAATCAGCACCCCAGTTAGATAGATCGGTAAATGCTTCGGTTGTTGCGATGTTTCCGGCCATAATGTGAATCTTACTTCCGTAAGAATCGCGAAGGTTCTCTATCATTCTACGAACGGCGATGTGATGCCCATGTGCTACGTCAATGCATAGAACATTTACACCAGTAAAACAAAGCATTTTTGCTCTTGCAAGTTCCTCTGGTGTTGTTCCAACAGCAGCACCAATAACAACGCTTGGAGCATTAGTAGCGAGCATTACCTTATCTCTTGCCTTCTCAAACATAGCAAGTTGATCCTGTGGGTTGTTATAGCGATGAAGAATAGGAAGACCACCGTTCATTACAACGGCAGCAGCCATTTCTTCATTTACAACCGTGTCCATAGGTGAGGAAACAATAGGTGCTTCTAGAACAATGTCCTTGAGTTTTGTTCCAATATCTACTTCTGCTCTTGACTCAATGTCGCTGAATTGGGGCACAAGCAAAACATCATCAAACGTCATCGTCTGTCGTAGGTTCTTGAACATTACTCTTTCCTTCTAGGTGTTGTTTGAATTCAGAAATAAGTTGCTGGGCTTTGTTCCAACATTCGGGGCAATAAAGACGAACGTTGCCCTTATCTTGGACCACAAACCAAGTTTCAGCCATTTCTTTACTCTTCTTATCAAACGGGGCTTCGCAAGTCAAACAAAAATCCGGGAGTTTGCTAAACATCATTATTTGCTCTCCCATCTTTTGTTGTGCTGGGTCGTTGCCTTGTTTGGCTGCTTCCCTGGATAATGCTCTTCGTTGTTCTCTATTCATCGTCCCGTGCTTCCCAGCGCACCATCGCCGCGATTAGAAATGGTAATAGGATACCAACTATTAATGTTGTCGTCGCCAGCAGCCACGAAACGAACAGGAACAACTGGAATAACTACGCCCTGGGCGATCTTATCGCCAGCCTGAATAAACTGGGTGTCGGGGCCGATGTTGTGAAGGTTCACAAACACCTCGCCGTCATAACCGGAATCAACAACACAAGCGCCAACAATAAGCTTTCGCTTTGCGGCAACACCAGAGCGGTTCATAATTTGCATCATGTAGCCGTGTGGAATACCAAATTTTAGACCAGTTCCCAGAACTACGGACTGCCCTGGCTCAACGCGGACAGTAGAGCCGTCAGAAGGGTTGAATGGAATGTCTAGCCCTGCGTCAGACGGATTCGCTCGCGTTGGAAAATGGCTCGCGTGTGGTAGAGCGTAATATTCCAGGATCAACGGGCACCCCGAAGAGTCTGGTAAGCCTCGGCCAAGTCTTCCAGGCTTTCATTCTTCTTCAACATTCGGTAAGCACGGGTAATGGTAGAAATGTCTTCCTTGGAAAGAAAGCCATTCTTCACAAAGTCAGAACGCAGTTCGCGCTTTGACTCCTTGAAAGGCTCCATAGCATCCTCAATAGCCTTCAAGTTGCGAATGTACTCAACAAGTTTCTCGCCCTTGCTCGCAAGGTCGGTACCAACATCATCTTCAATTTCGTCAAACATATTATCTCCCTTTTGTTTTATTATTATAGCGTGGAATGGGTCGGCGGTCAAGCCGAAAGTGTCTGAATTTTGTGAGCGCGAAGAACGGACGCAACAGCAAGTTCTTTCATCTTTGCCTCGATCATGCAGTCAAACTCTACACCGTGGTTGTTAGGCAAAGAAAGAACGTAATCGGAATGTGCTTGTGGCTTGATCTTTGGGTTCTTTTGCTCAATAGAACGGCTCTCGGAATAATGAACGACTGGCTTTACATCTCCCCAGGTAGAAGCGGCAAGAAGCAAAGCATCACTTTCGCTTTGTCCTCCGTCGCATAGCGAGTGGTGATGATAGTCAAAGACAATAGGAATGCCGATCTTCTTGTGGATCAAGTTGTAAAGATCAGCAGTAGAATAAAGGCTGGTCTTATCGTCATTCTCAACGGTCAAACGGGTCTTGACCGAATCGGACAAACGATCAAAGTTGCGACAAAATGAATCGCTTGCCTTGTTCTTGTCTCCGTAGGTTGCTCCAACGTGAATGTTGATCTTACCCCAAGGACTTTGAGGAAGGTTGAGTTTGTCGTGGATCCAACCGTGAATTTCCAGATCGCGAACTGTCTGCTGAATAACACGCTCGTCAGAAGAAGCAAGTTTGTTGAACGGTCCAGGGTGAGCCGTTAGACGCAGGTTATTAGCAGCAGCAAACTCGCCGCAACGCCGGAGAACAGAAACAATTTGATCGTGATCGGGCAGTTGCTCAAAGCGGTAGTCGGAAGCCCAAGGCATAATGTCCGAGGACATTCGGTAGAACTTGTAGCCGTTCTGGTTGTTCCAAACAAGGATCTTGAATAGATCCTTTACGTTTTGGAGAGCAAGTTGGGAAGCATAAGCGACACCGCGCTTCTCAAAAGTAGAGCGGATCATAGACCGGTTTGTAGTGATAGGCTCGGTCTTCTTTGGCTTTCCACCGTACTCGGTTGGATAAGAAAGTTGCATGTTGATGCACGCATAACCGTAATTGATGATAGACACTCTGACCTCTTGTTTTTACTCCACTATAATAGCAGAGCAGAGGCCAGCGGTCAAGTCAAGAGAACGTCAATCGGCTTTGTTCTTCTTTTGCCACTTAAACGAACTTTCATCCGTCTTTATTGGACCACCGGCAGCCCAGGTAGAGCAAGTCCTGCGAGAATGGCACTTGAATTGATGCATCCAACAATAACCAAATTCTCCTGGACCTTCTATCTGCTCGTCATTTACGGGCATACACTTCTTCATTCTTGGTGAAATGTCAAAAGCAACGCAGTTTCCACAAAGGCTTTTCTTTGCTTCTTCTACTGTTGCGTCCCACTTCTTGGCTATTTTATTCCAATAGTCCATAGAAGGTTCATTTGGGTTTAGGGGGCCGTAGTGGTAGTCCTCTACGGCGTGATCCCTATTATCGGTGTTTAGTTTTAGGTCTTGTGTTGCCTTGGGGCAAGGGGAAGAACCGGCAAATGTTATTTTTATCATTTTGACCTCACAATAAATAGTCTTATGAGGCCAAACACTTCCAAAACTTACCGATTCTTCTTCTTGTTGAGAAGCCCCATTCGTCGTTGTAGTCGGGCTTCACAAGGTAAGGCTTATTGACCTCCAACCTATCTCCCATCGCAACATCAACGCCCCAACAACGGACAGTCACGATAGCAGAGTTGGAATCAACAACCTCAACTTGGAAATATTCTTTACCTGTTGCTGTTCTCTTTGCTGTGATCTTTCTTGGAATACACCAAGTAAGTTGTAGGTTTCCGTCAAACTCGGAAATGGGTGGGATCATTTTCTCTTCCAACTTTTCCAACGTTTCTGGTGAAACAACCTTGGATAGTGGGAACTCACCAGTTAGTTCTGTGAGGAACTGAATTTCTTCTTCTGTTGTAAAGTCTCCTTCTGGTGCGTAAAGAGAAATGTTCTCTTCTAGGTTCTTTGGCTTTCTTGGGCGATCAACAGCAACAGCAGTCCAGAAATGCTTCTTACCAGTAAAACGACTATCAATAAGAACATTCAAGGTTCCAGACCGGACAAGAACATCAATTGTCTTCTTATTTAGTTTGGAATAACGCATCTTGTCGTTGAATAGGAAGTCCTCAACCTTACGGAAAGGACGACCCTTGTAAATTTCCTCAATAGCAGTTTCACCAAGTCCCTTGATAGAAGTAAGAGGTTGGATCAAACTTGTTCCGTCCTCGCTGATCTCCCAGTAAGTTCCAGAAGTGTTGATGTTTAGAGGCTCAATTCCATAACCAAATGACTTGGCGATAGAAATAGCCTTCTCCTTCTTTGTTTCTGGCTCTTTATCAAGGAAGGCGGCAAGCCATTCACACTCGTAATGCGTGAATAACCAAGCGCATTGATAAGAAATAATAGAATAGCAAACAGCGTGCGACTTGTTGAAGCCATAACCAGAGAAGAACTTGAATTTCTCCCAAAGGTCATTAGCAGCCTTGGCCGTCATTCCCTTTTCAACACAACCCTCAATAAAGCGGTCATAAAGCGATTGAAGAACCTTATCGGTCTTTCCTGTGCCCTTCTTGGTTAGAACCTTACGAAGTGAGTTGCCTTCATCAAGGGAAATGTTCTTGCCGAGTTTGTGAGCCAGCAAGGCAATTTGTTCCTGGAAGATAAGGAACCCGTAGGTTTCTTCGGTTACGTTCTTGTATTCTTGGTTGTAGTACTCCACAAGCAAAGGTGCTTCCTTCGCCTCAATGTAGTCCTTATCTACGCCAGCAGACAAAGGACCGGGGCGATAGATAGAGGTAATAGCAGAAAGATCGATAATGTTGTTAGGCTTTGCTTGCTTACAAAGCTTCTGAACTCCATTCTCGGTGAACTGGAAAACACCAGCCCACTTACCCTTATGAAAGACCTTCTTGTAGACTTTCTTATCATTCATATCCAAAACGTCTGGATGTAGGAACTTATCGTAATAAGCACGAATATCGTTGTAAGTCGGCTCCTGAACCCCGTGATGACGCTTTAGAATGTGCCGAATAGCACCTTCGATCATTCGGAGTGTAGAAAGACCAAGAATATCAAACTTGATGAACCCAAGAGGTTCCAAGTGTCGGACGTTCTGACCTTCGGACCAAGGAGTTTGACGAACGTTCTTGGAAGAAATGAGGGGCATGTAGTTATCAAGGTTCTCCGCGACAACAACGCCGCCAGCGTGGCGAGAGCAAGAACGCACCTGACCGTGTAGAGCGTCAATGTGGTTTGCTACATCGGGGTAGTTCCGCAAGAATGCTTGTAGGCTGGGTGAAAACTCCTTTACCTCCTCAAAGGTCGGCGTGTAAACACCAGCCTTGATGCCGTGTCGCTGCTTCGCAAGTGGCGTAGCCTCGGACATCATCTTACTTGTAACCTTATTCACCTCGGGAAAGGGAATGTTGTAAAGTTTGGAAATGTCCTTGATAAGCGACTTTAATTGTAGTGTGTTCCAGTTAGAGATAGGAACAACGGTGTTGTCTCCCCATTTCTGGATAAGAGTATCCTTGATAACCATAGGGTCAGCAACGTCAAAGTCAATGTCTGGATAGTCGGTTGCGTCAGCACGGAGGAACCGTGAGAACAGGAGATCGTACTTGATAGGATCAACCTGGGTGATCTCCAAAGCATAAGCGACCAAAGAACCAGCAGCAGACCCACGACCGGGACCAGTAAGCATGTGTTCGTTGGAAATAGCGGCGATCTGGTTCATAGTAAGGAAGTACTTTGAGAACCCACGATCAGCAATAACACCCAACTCATAACGTAGCCTCTCAACATATTCGTTGTTGGTGTGAAGACCCTTCTTACGCAAACCCTCCATAGAGAACTTTTCCAAGGCGGAATCAGCAGTCTCACCAGCAGGAACAACAAAGCTTGGAAGCCTTACGGTAGTGTCTGGCTCAAAAGCCTCAATTCGCTCAAAAGCGATCTTGTGTGTCTCGGTAATAGAGTTCATCACCAAGTCATCATCATAAGAAGCACCGCAAAGAGCAGAGTACTTCTTGTAAGAAGCCCACATTTGATCGCCGTTCTTGGGGTAAAGTTCATAGCCGATCTCATCAACAGAAGCAGGTAGTTCGCTCTCATTCGCCCATTCAGGACGACCAGAACCAAGCCAGCCAAGACGCTTGTAAAGTTCGCGGTCCTTCCAAGCATTATTGTTTGGATAGTGCGAATCAGCAGTAGAGATAAGTTTTACCCCAAACTCCTTACAAACTTGAATAATAAACTGGTTCAAGGAATGTTGCTCGGGAATGTTGTTCCATTGGAGTTCGCCATACCAGCGGTCGCCAAAAATAGAAACCATGTTGCGAGTAAGTTCGCGCATAGCGTCCAGAATAGCCTCTGTGCCCTTGTCGCGGTTCTCCCAATAACAACCAGCATAGACACCGCCAAGACATGCAGAAGACGCAATAATGCCTTCTGAATGCTTACGGAGCATGTCAAAGTCAATGCGAGGATAACGATAGTAGTTCTCTTCGCGGTAAGAATCGGAAACAATCTTGAATAGGTTATTCAAACCAGTTTGGTTCTGTGCGATAAGAACAAGGTGGCGACGACGAGAAAGAATGCTGTTAGAAGCCTTCTTCGTTTCAGCCTCATTCTCAATAGTGGTTCCAGAAGTTTCGTCCTCTGCGACCTTGGACGCTTCCTTCTTGTTTAGCATAGTGCGGTCGTATTCTTGACGCCACTCCGCAATAGAAGGAACAAAGTAAGCCTCGCATCCGAAAATGGGCTTAAAGTCCTTACCCTCGGCCTTCATCTTGCGAGCGTGTAGAACTTGCCAAGAAAATCCGTTCATGTTTCCGTGATCTGTTAGAGCAAGTGCTTCGCTTCCGTTTTGATAAGCAAAGTCCATATGATCTTGGGGGAACCCAAGTCCGTCAAAGATAGAACCTGCTACGCTGTGAGCGTGAAGCCCGACGAACGGAATAGAACTGGTTGTGCGATCACTCATTAACGGTTTCCTCTGTGGTTGTGGTTTGTTCTTCTAACTTAATGTCTGGGATGAATTCGTCAATGTAAGAACAGATTTCTTTGTACTCTTGCGTGTTGCTATTGTAATAATAGCGGACGTAGTACTTGTAAGCCTGGGTTGAAACACCGAGATATTGCTTCTGTGTATCAAAGTAGGCTACCATTTCATCGCACCATTTCTTTACGATCTTCTTTGAAGTGCCCTTCAAGTCAATAGGGCAAGGACCGGCTGGGATAATTAGGTTATAACTAATCGCGATCCCTCTTTCACTCTTCTTCGTCTTTGTTTTAGAAAAAGAGTTTGTTGTTGAACTCCTCGGCTTTTTAGGCTTCGGTGTCGTGATTGTTGTTTTCGTTTTCCGTGGCATCTTCCAAATCCTCCGCGATTGGGTTCCATTCGTGATAACTAATAAAAATTCGTCCTGGAAACTTGATTAGATCCGAAACAGGATCACCTAAATAGGCTTTGTAGTCTTTCCAAGTGTCTATCTGGCGAAACCAATCAAGTTCCAAAGTGTTCTGAACTTTCGGTTTATTTCCGTTATAGAGTATAGCCAGATCGACTTCGTTTGTAAAGTGGTCTTTACGTTCCTCTAACATCTCACCGCTGATAATGGAATTTTCATAAAACCTAAAATTATCAGCGAAGGTTTCCAGTTCTTCTTGTCCGAATGTAAACGGTAAATGGTCGCCCGTCAAGGCAGAACGGCTCTCAAACGTAAAGAACACGTTAGGAGAAACAGGGCTGGATAATGTAGTTCTATGCTGCCTTGCTATTTGTGTTTCGTAAATGCCGTAGGGGAAACTGACGAAAAACCTTTGAGGCATCGTCCAGCGGCTTATTTTACCACAAATTCTATTTGCTACTTGTGCGCCCTCAATAATGGACCAAGGAAGACATTTTGATTTATGGTCTTCTTCTGGTCGGATCGGGACATAATAGATAGGGATAAGACGACGCCATTTATCAGGTTGTAATGAGAACTTTTTGGTTCCAATAGAGGTTGGGTCATAAGTAAAATCACCCATTCTCTTTCTGATAAGTGGTGTTGCTTCATAGTCGCAAACAACCCAGATAGTTTCGCATCCAGCCCAAGCCGCTTGATGAACAGCGTGTTCAATAGCAAAGTAGTTAGGTGCTACGGGCGTTAGGCAGTCGGACCAAGGCAGGCTTATTCCAGTTGGTTTAGAAGCGGCTGGAACTATTCCGGCCAGATGAAAAGAGTTGGACATAATGTTTATTTGGCCTTATTTCGCTTTCTTTGTAAAAATCTATTATCTTTTGAGGACTATCAAAAAGATAAGTAATGTTTGGTTGCTCTGACTTCTTTGGTTTATAACTGTAATAAACTTCTCTTCCGGCGTGTTCCAACTCAATAAACTTTACGTCTATTACTTCTTTCAGCAACCTTCGTAGTTTGATCCTGGCGATGGTTTCTGTGTAGTTGTCGCTTGCGATCTGGTTTTGGGTCAAGAAGGAACGAGCAACGCAATCTTTTCTGTCTTGATAGGAAGAACGCTTTGATCTGAAAAACCAGACCTCATTTATGAACCTATCTTCGTAGAGCAAGTGTGTCTTATCGTGCTTGGAACCTTGACGCACATTGAACCAGTCAATAACTACATGATGCTTACTGGCTATTTCTGGTGGGTTTTCCAAGCCTGTTATTTGCTCTGCGTCAAACACGAAAAGGTTCTCAAAGTTGACTTTCGCCAACCTTGAAAACTCTGTCGTTATTTTTAGAGTGTTTTCTTCTTCAATTCTAATGCTTCTCAAAAGATCAGAACCAAAGATAAGTCCTTTCAGGGAAAGGAAAAACATAAGCTTTTCCCACAAGTAAATTTGTGGAACTTTCGCTTTCGTTTGGAAGCCGAAATGTTCTGGGCTTCTTATTACCACATCATCAAAGATGAAAGGTGGTTTTGGTGTTGTAAATAAAACTGGAATGTTGTTATAATAAGCGTAAAGGAGAGTTGATAGACAACCGCCTACAACCATTTTTGGGTGGTTATAAAGGTGCCTATCAAGTTTCATCCCTTACCCTGACCGCGATAACGCTTACGATAGCCCTTTGGAACAGAGCCACCTGAACCCCTCTTCTTAAACTTGGAATGTTTACCATTACCAATAGAGGTCTTCTTTTTTGTGGGGTTATACTCTTTACCGTTGCGTCGTCCTGCCGTCATTCCTCAACTCCTAATGTTTGTGCGAGGGTTCCTTCTCTATCTAACTTCTCAATGTCGGTGAAGCCACCGATAAACCTGTCTTCAACCCAAATTTGGGGAACGGTTCTACAACCGGATAAGCTTGTAATAGAAAATCTTGTTTGTTCATCGTTGGTTACGTCAATAACGGAGAAGGAAACGCCCCGCGAAACCAATAGATCAACTGCCTTTTTACACCAAGGGCAATAACTTGCTGTGAAAACTCTAATCATTACTCAAATCTCTTGTGTGCTTATTGATTGCCTGCTCGTAAAGCATTCGGTCCTGTGCTGACAAAGAACGTGAGGACAACCAACCTAAAACAATCTTGTTCCATTGGTTAAAAGTCATTTCAAGTTCTAGTTCTTTGCCGTCAAAAATCCAACTCTTGGGTTCTATCCCAAGATAAATGTGTTCGTCGTCAAAGCATTCTTCAAAAAGGTGATAAGTTTCGTCATAACTAATCGTTGCTTTCGTACTCATTTCTTTTCCTCTCATTCATTATAACCTCTAACCGTTTCTGTGTCTAGTCTTTTTATCTTCTATTTCTTGCTGGGTTGATAAAACTGCGATCCCTATGTTTAGCACGGTTGCTCCAAGCATAGGTAGCAGATTTACATAAGATCCTTCGTAAAGGAGAAATAAATCCACTAAAAGGCAATTGACGACAGCGTTGTAAGCATAAATCTTGATCCAATAGTTATTATTCATCTTCTTTTTCCTCTTTTTGTTCTGCGACCGCTTCCCTTATTAGAGAATAAAGACCTTCTTCCAGTTTTAGCATCATTGCGGTAAAATGAAGGCTATTTTCTATCTGCCTTTCTCTGTTGGAAAGGCGACCGATGTAGAAAGCATTTTCCAGCTCTTCTATTACTTTCTTCTTATCCATAGTTTATTCCTTGTTTGGTGGCGAGCATTCTTCACAAATAGAAATGCCCACTAAATTTGAGTTCTTTATAACATTTACTTCTGTTTCGCGTCCACAGGCATCACAAATTCCTTTCATTCTTCTTCACCTTCGTTTAGTGTAGGTGGGCTGTAAACAACTTCATTTCCAAAACTATCCCAGTTTGGACGATAGTTCCTGGCGAACATTTCCAAATAAGGACCATCCGATCTAGCTTCTATTAGATCATAGGTTTCTTTTGGCTTCTTGCTATGTCGTTGCGCCGAGATTGGCTTTCCACCGATAAGAGATGAAAGAGAGTTATTGTTCTTCTTGGAAGCAAACCCATTTCCCTTTACAGCAAATAAGCAGATTTCGTGCTGGCCTCTAAAATATTGGCCCAATCCGATCTTTGATTTGGCCCAAACAATGTTGGTGATGTAGCGGAAACCAAGATTTTCTATGATCCTCAAAGCCTCTGGAAGATGGTTGTTAGCAACCCACATGTAAAGGTGGGCGTCATCCTCAACTTTACCATCAAGAAAGTTCTTCATTACGGTAAGGATTTCGTTTTCTTTGAGAAGAGGATAATGACGATCCGCTCCTCTCTTGATCTTACCGCCGCCTGTTTGGTTCCAAGGCGGATCAGCATAGATGGTTCTGTATTTTCTCATTCTCGTTCCAAAAGACTTTTCAACATTATCTTCTACCTCTTTATCGGACATTTGCGAAATGTCTTTCGCTAAATGTTCGGCTGTTTCAAAAGCACCGCAATCGCATCTATGCCAATCTTGGTGCCAAGGACAAGTTGGCGAATGTTCGTTCATTCCCGGTTCTTCCTGAATGCTCCGACCGCTTCCGGCCAAAGATCAGTTGCGATTTCCAAACAAGCCTCGGCAACCTTTTGGATTTCCCATTGTGCCCCTTCGTGAGTTCGTAGGTCAATAAATTTTAGAAGGTTAGATAAGTTTACAGTTCCGTAATATTCTGTGTAAAGGTTCTGTGGTAAGACGCCTCTTGCTTGCTCGCGGCAAACACCGGCTTCAATAAGATTATCGTAGAGTTTTACTGACTTTTCGTGCCAGTCCCTTACTACTTGGTGTGCTGGACCACGAAGACCAGCCGCCGTGTAAGGAAGCATTATCATAGGATCAACAAGGTCATCTACGTTTGATGCTTGTCGGTTTGAGTTGTGTTGTGTCCTGAACTGTTGTGGTTCGTAGAAGCGTAGGTTTTCTTCCGTGTAGCGGCGTGAAATTTCGTTGTAAGACCATGTGCGATGCCTGTGATGCTGAGAGCGCACAAAGAGAGGAACAACAAACCTAAAAGTGGCAACATTATGCTCAAAAGTAGAGGTGTGCTTATGATCAACAAGATAACGAATGAGTTTTCTGTCTTTTTCATCTAACTCCTCCTTATGCTTGCCGAAACTGACCCTTGCGCTATTCACTATTGTAAGGTCTGTTCCCATGTGGGAAACGTATTCTACCTTACCAATGCCGTCGCCGTAGAGTTCAATTGTTTTTTGTTGTGGTGTGTTCATTAATTAGCCTTAGTCCTTCGGTTATTGCTTCAAATTTTGTTTTGAGAATTGGGTTATGTGTAATTCCATAACTTTCTGGCGTCAATAGTTCGTAATGTGTGGGCCATTGGAAGAATTCGTCTGCTGAACTGAAAAGAGGGAAAAGAAAAATTCCTTTCTCTGCTAAAATTCTATTCTCAATAACTCCGATTGTTGCTGGGTCGTTGAGAACAGGGAAAACATCCTTTCTTTTGTTTAGTAAGCCCGCTTGTAGGTCATCACAAACTCTGTTGATGTAGCCAGTTGCTCCGTTATGCTCTGGAACTTTAACATAAAGCATTCCTGGAAGCCACTCAAAACACGAATAATTTACAACCTCTTTTCCCATTTCATCAAGGTCAAACAAATCTGTTTCTTTCATCCTTCGCTCCTATCAAACTGGGTAGGGCGGCTGTCTTTGCGCTTTTGATCGCAAGTAGAACAGACGTTTCGGATCCAACCTTTGGTCCTAATTTCGGCAACATTACCACAATATTCGCAAGTTCTGGCGCTAATAGATGTGGCAAGATCGATGATAGAGTCAGTTCTTTCATCACCGCCGTCAAAGTAAATGCGAAGCTCACCGTACTTTTCCTTTACTTGGGAAAACTGAACGGGAGGCATTTTCCTATGTTCCACGCTGTGTTCTATGGTAGAACAAACACTATCAATAATGTTGAACCAACCATCACCGGCTTCAATTCCCCAGCACATAGCAGAATGAGTTCTGGGAAGATCCTTCTGGACGAAGAGATTAGGGTATTTATCAAACAGTTTTTGTTGTAGTTCCGGGTTCATTGTGTTTTCCTTCTAGATGGTCTATGTAGCGTTGTAAATACCACGCTGCTTTCTTCAAGTCTTCTAACATTCTGTCGTGCTTCTTGCCTGCTCTTGAAATGTATTTTACAACATTCCCAAGATGAAAACCTAAATTCCAGGCTTCAATAACCTTGATCGCTTCATAAGTGTTGGTTTTTCCTCCATAATGTGAAGGATGCTCAACTACGTCAGCCATTATTCAGCCCACGCAGCGATAATGTGGCTTTCAAGAATAAAACAATATTCATAACCACGAAGTTCTACCTTCTCTAATAGATGAGTTGGGAAGACAACTTTCGTCAAAGCATCAAACTTACGAACGCAGTCGTGCGAGCAATGAATAACTGTCGCGATAGTGTGTTCTCGCAAAGTTTCTTTTGAGGTCTTGAAGTCCTCTGGAAGAAGAATGAGAGAAGGTTGTTCTTCTTGTCCTGGGGAACTATGTTCCAACTCCACAAGAATTCGTCTGTTGTGTGGTTCAATAAAAGACATCAATACTCCATAAATTTATTCATTTCAATAGCGCGTTCAAACAAACGGAACTTTTCAGTACTCAAAAGTTGGTCGTGAGTTTTCTTACAACGCTTACAGATAAAGCGAACGAAGACCTCGCCTCCGTGCTTTGTCTCAATTTCGTTTGTTGAAAGCCAGTTGTGCTTTTTTAAGCCGGTTGGAGAAGCGGGACAATTTTCATCTTGGTTCTCCCCGGCGATAATGTGGTTTAAATTCATAACGCCCTCCTTCACCTACATAATAGCGCGGCGAAGAGAGGGCGTCAAGAGGTTAGAGGAAAATAATCAGACCTTCGCTCTTTGTTGTAGAAGATAGAGGAAAGTTTCCAACTCGTTTGCTTGGGCGGCAAGCAAGTCATTTAGACCAAGGGGCAATTCGCCTGCTTCGTCAAGTCTGCTGAAAACATCAGATAGAAGGTCGTGATGACCTTGTAGAACTGTTAGACCTTCGCGAACTATTTGATCGGCTGGCTTATCAGTTAGACATTCCATTTGACCGAGAATTTCGGCTGCGGCTTGTGTAATGTGAACGGGGCAACCAAGTTCTTCTACTCCGGTGTTTCCAATAGCCTTCTCAACAAGACCGTCAAACTGTGCTTCAAGGGCAGGATAAATGCCCCCAAAGAGGGTTGTGTGGTCGCCAGCAAAACCTACACCTTTGGTAAGGTTGTGAGCGCCGTGGAACCAAAGTTGAGCAGCACGAACCGAGGGAATCAACTGACCCATAGCCTCAACAAGCATAGAACTTTCTTCTACTACTGGTTCTTGGACCATAGCGGCTTCTACTTCTTCTTTGATAATTCTACGCAATTGTGATGCTGTAAGTTTCATTTGTTTCCCCTTAACACAAATAAATAGTCCTTTCTACCCAAAATAGATAGAAAGGACACATTTATCACTTAACTTCGCAACCACCAGCGCCGCAAGCCACTTCGCCGGATAGATCGGTGTTATCGTCTACTTCGTGAACGTAGTTGAGGTCAATGGAGGTAAGCGTCTTCATTAGCCTTTCGTAAGTTTCTTCATCGCAGTCCTCAAATGGCGCTTGCTTGTAAGTGTGTTCAAACGCTGGAAGAACAGACAGACCGTTATAGAATGCTCTGTTTTCCCACATCCACTCACCAACAACATCCCATTCATCACTCTTGATCGAAACAGTAGCAGAAACGTTGTGGGTGTTTTGACCCTTGCGGTGTCCTGCTTTGATCCAGCTTTGGCTTACCTTCTTTACTCTTGCGAGCAGATCAAGTGCGCTTTCTCCTCTTGTAATAGCTCCTTCTGGTGCCTTTTGAGGAACAGAAATAACGGCTGTGTCGTGAGGGCGGAAGAATTCATCTTCAATAAGTTCTGGATGACTTTGTGAAAGGTAAGAATAAATGGCTTCATTCTTTCCAACACGAATGCGACGTAGGTAAGTGTCGCTGTGCCAAGCGTGAATGCCCGAAGAAGTTCCAAGAACAAGCGAGGTTGTGCCGGAAGGCTTGACGCAAGTGGTTCTTGCTGCTGGGTTGATCCCCAAAAGAGCCGCAACGCGGACATTTTCTTCTTTTACGACCTGTGCTGCCTTTTCCATGTCCAAAGAAAGGACTTTTCCAGAAGCAATTCCGGTCATTCCCACACCTATTAGAGCGTCCTTCTCGGTGGTTCTTTGCCAAACAGGGCGTAGGTAGTGGAAGTCGGTGTAGGACGCCTGTAAAGTGCCAATAAACGCGGCTGCGCGCACTCTATCTTCGTATTCTTCCTGGCTTTCCACATCGCTTACGTTCACTTCTGTTAGGTTGCAGAACTGGTAAGGGCGAAGGGCAATTTCGCAGTTGTGAACCAACAACTCATTAGCAAAAAAGTTATGGTTCTTTTTTACTTGAATGTCATAAACGTCTCTATTCTTTTCAATAGTTATACGCTTGATCTTGGTTCTTGTAATATTCGTAGTCGTTTCCATTCTAATATCTCCTTATTATAGGTGGTGGTTATATATGGTCCTATATCTCTTATTAGGACTATTTCTATATCCAGTCTTTTTGATAGTTCTTCTGTTTTTACTATCCCTCTATCCCAAAACCCTTTGATTTCAACTATTTTCATCAAAGTTCCTTCTTCGTAGATAAAAAAGTCTGGTCTATACGTTGTTTTCTCAAGTTGGAAAGTTTGCTGTTCTACGTCCCATTCTATCGCATGAGAGTCAAGCCACTTGGCATATATATATTCATATGTGCTACGAAGCCAAACAAACTTATTTCTTGTTCTGTTGAAGTAGTATCCCTGAATGCCTCGCGAGGTCTTATTAGTCTTTCTATGAAAGGTCTTAAACCAACCTGCTCTATTGTTATACAACGACTTCAGGTTTTCACTTCTTATTTCTTTTGTTTTGTTATATACTATATTTTTGCCTTTATTTATCTCTATACCAAGTATTGAAAAAAGAGTTCTTACTCTCGTTGGTGTCAAGTCTATCTTTTTGCCTATTGTTTTCAAACCATACCCTTCACTATAAAGAGAAGATATAAAACTTTTAGCAAAACAATATTCGCTTGGATATATCCTACTAATATTGTTGATAATAAAACTTCTTTTGTTGCTTGCGCGGGCGGTATTGCCAAGTTCAGCGACTCTATTAGAAGCGTATATTTTGTACTCTTCTGCGAAGTCTTCTGGTATAAGTACGACTTTTCCTTTTTCGTGGTTGAGATATATTGTTCTTATCGCTTCTTCTATTTTCATGTTTGCGGGCTCCAACCCTTACATTATAAATAGTTTATTGGAGCCCGCAAAGATACTCATTCAATAGAAAGTAGTATATCTTCTTCTGTCAAGTGTGCTGCTTCAACATATCCCCTATTCTCTGTGAATACTCTATGGTCGGGAGTTAGAATGAGGACTTGGCCGCTTTCTGTTTCGATCCTGATAACATCAGCGTCTTCTCTCGTCATGGCTGCTTCTTCTACTGGTTGTAGTTCAAGACTACAAGTTGTTTCATCGTAAGAAAGCACGCTGATCGATTCGCCACTCTCAACCCTTTCAACCAACTCACGCATAGTCATTTGACCAACGTTTGTTGTAATGAGGGTGTCTCCGTCAACGCAACATGGGTTCGTTCCCCAGTCCTTATCATTGTTTAGATAAATGCCTGGCTCTCCTGAACCGCTCTCACGAATGCGGGTCCAAAGGTCCATAAAGTAAGCCTTATCGATCTTGTGGCGAAGAAGAACGGCAGAGTTGTTAGCACGACCGCGTTGTGGGTTGGTTTCCCACCAGTTGCCCGACTTACAAGCGATCATTTCATCGTCGTCAGCAGAGAACAAAGAAATAAGAGCAGCGCGGCGAATGCCGCCAGCAAGCACGGCATCTGCGATGTGGCACATAATGTCGTGTGACTCAATAGGAGTTAGTTTCTCTCCGTCCTTCTTTGTGTTTAGAATTCCGTCAATCTTGACCAAGCACTCAATAAGAGGCTGTGGTCCTGGTGCTTTACCGCCTGACGTAACCAAACGGGCACCCTTGGGGCGAATGTCCGAGAAGTCAAAGCGAACGCGGCTTGAACCTCTGAAATAGGACTGAATAAGAATGCGAACAGCATCAGCCCAGCCTTCAATAGAATCGCCAACAAGGAAACGCTTTTCACGACCAGAAGGACGGCGGATCTCTGGTAGTTTCTCAACGTGATGCTTTTGGACCGAGAAACCTACGCCAGTTCCACCAAGAAGCAAGAACATTGCTTCGGAGAAAGAACGCAGATCATCAATAGGCATGTAAGCGCAGTTGAAAATGCGGTTTGGTGCGATCTCAATTGGCTTGCCGCCAAACTGCATAGAACGCATAGATGGAAGAACCTTGCGATCAAAGACGGCTTGATAGGCTCCTCTGATCTGTTCTTCAAGGTGAGGATAACGCTTAACGTGCATTTGGACGTTTCGCTCTGTAATTTCCTCAAATGTTTCGCGACGGTACTCTTCTGGGAGGTAGCGCGCATATTTCATGTGAGTTGTGATATCCGATAGGATCTTAGATGCTAGGTTCATTTTGTGAGTTCTCCGTTGTTTTTGCTCTGATAGATTGTCTAAACTTTTTGTATTTTTCTTTGATTCGCAACGCTTGGTCTTTCGCTGTTAGGTTGGTAGTTCCACCAAGTGAAAGAGGGTCTTGGCTTGTGTTGGGTGGCCTCATAGTGATACTCACATTTCTTGTGTGCATATTCACAGGGAATACAAGACCGTCAGGACCAAACCGATTTTTAGCGACAAAGATTCTGCCTGTATTGTTTTGCTTGTCTTCAACCGTTCTGGAAACAGTCAAAATCAAATCTGCGACGAAGCACTTTGAGAAGGCTTCGGAAATTGATTCAATCGTGATTACCTCGGCGTTCAAGCCGGAACGGTTAGTTTGTGAAGCAGTCCAAACGGGACAATGGAATTCTTGTGCTAAACCTCTTAGACCTTCATAAATGGATTCAAGTTCGTTTCTCTTCTCTTTCTCTCTGGTAACTGGTTTTAGTAGGTCACCGTAATCAACCACAACCATATCAACTTTTGTTCCCTTCGCTCGCAACCTTTCAAGGTGAGAATGAAGTGTGTTTACGCTGGCTGACTTGGTGGGGTATTCTTTGATAATTAGTGCCCCCTTTACGTCTTCAACCGTTTCACGAATCAAATCTTTATGATCCATAAGTTCTGAAAGTGGGATCTGGGTAATACAACTGTCGTATCTTTGAGCGATGGTTGTGTCCGAAAGTTCCAAAGTGTAGTGAACTACTGTCTTTCCTTGCTTTACAGCCTCGGATCCCAAGTGAACGAGAACCATTGACTTACCGGCACCTGTTGGAGCAATAACTACGCCCAACTCTCCATTACCAACACCGCCTCCGGTGATCTGGTCGATCTCACCCCAGGCAGTACTAACAGGGTTTCTTGCTTTCAATTCAAAGCGACGTTCAAAGTCTTTTAGATAGTCATAGCCAAAATCGCTGGAAGCACCAAGACGAATTGCATCACTAATCAACTTTGAGATTTCATCAAAAGAAGAAGAATTGATTAGTTTAGCGGACTTGATCATAACTTCTTTTAGTTTCTGCTTTTTACAGAAATCAAGCGAAGTGTCTTTGATAAACTCTGCACCTTCAATCTCTTCTTTGGCAAATACTCTTGCGACGAAATCTACAACTTGTCTCTTGGTTGCGTCGTTCTCTTCGTTTAGACCAGACTTGATAATAGTCACCATAGTCTTACGACTTGGGTGAATTTTGTATTTCGTTCTATGCTCAACGATCTTCTCAACAAAAACGCGAAGATACTTCAATTCCAAAAAGTTTGGATCGAATACTTCAAGAATTTGATCTGCGAATGGACGATCATCAAGAATCAAGCTGCATAGGTCTTCTTGGAAACTTTTGCCGTATTGTGCGAAGTTTACCTGTTTCTGTTCCAACATCAGCTTACCTTCTCTTTGTGGACTATCATAATAACCTCGTCACTCTTGTCCGTCAACCACTTTCTTATTGCTTGTTGAGATGCGACGGAGGCTGGAAGTAATGTCCGACCAGTCAAAGGCCGGGAATCCGTTCTTGTAAGAAAGAGTTTTCAAGTTTGTAATGTTGAGGTCAAACTCAAAGTTCTCAAAAACATAATCGATCTTACTGCGACCTTGCGGTGAAATGGAAGGAGGAGTAAGGTTCATAATCTTATAGTTATCTCTCACAAGGTCAGCATTAGAGACAATGTTCTTATAAGTAGCTTGCTTTTGGTCTGCTTCCTCACAATAACGAATAACGTCTTCCAGATAATGCTCTTGGTCTTCCTTCAAGAAAGAAAGACGCTTTGCGATGGTTGGAAGGCCGATTCCAGAGACACCTGGGAGACTATCGGACTTATCGCCAGCAATAGCGCGAGCAACGGCAAAGTTCTTGGGAGAAATGCCGAACTCTTCAATAACATTCTTGCTTGTGTGAATTTGCTTCTGGATAGGACGGAAAAGAACCGTTTCATTATCCAGAAGTTGGAGGAAGTCCTTATCAGAAGAAACAATAACCTTCTGCCACCCAGCATAATAGGAATGCTTTGCGACGTAAGAAATAATGTCGTCTGCCTCAACAGAGTCAAGAACAAACTGCATAATAGGCATTTCGTTTAGAATTTCAAGCAAAAGAGAATGCTGCCAAACCTTATTTTGCTTTTCGGTTTGCTCGTCCATTCCGTCAACTTGGAAGTTCTTCTTGATCGGCTTACGACCTGACTTGTACTCCTTGATAAGTTCGCGGCGTCGTTGAGAACCGCCGGGACCGTCCCAACAAATAACGACCTGGGTAGGCTTCATTTCGCGGAACAACTTGTTTAGCATTCCAATAAACCCGACAACTCCACCAACAGGGTTTCCGTTGCTGGTCATAGAGGGGTTCACGATGTAGGCTCGGAGATACATATTCAGACCATCGATAATCAGAACACGCTTGTTTTCATCAGTCATTAGCAGTTTCCTTCTTTTGGGGTTGGCGGGTTTGGTAGAAAAGGTCTTCTTCGGTAAGTCCAGTATTGAGCTTGATAGTAGCAACGTGTTCGTCGTCAATGGTATAAACAACCTTCTTGATCCCAACGTGTTCCATAACGCGGAGACACATAGGACAAGGCTTGGAAAGCCGGAACTCGCTCTTCTTACCAACGCGAGCAACATACATAACGGCTCCGTCAGTAACGTCGCGAGCAATTCCAAGAACAGCACCAACCTCGGCGTGCTGCGTGGCGTGACCGCATTGATGGTTCCTGAAACGATTCGCCCACCAAACGGAACGTAGATCATTACAGGAAGTGTTGATGATAGAACCGCCCTTCACAAGAACGGCTCCGTGCCGGTAATCCGGCGAATCGGAACTAACCGCAATTCGCTTGGCAAGTTCCAAGTAACGCTTCTGTCGCTTCGTCAAACTCATAAAGACTAAAACCCTCTTACGCTTCTATAATAGCGCAGGAGGGCTTTAGTGGCAACCGGAAAGTTGTCAAGACGCTGTTTCGTCTTCTTCCAGATCAACATCGTAATATGCTTTCGGATCTCCCTCACGGGATTCAAACTTCAAGATTACTTCCTCTTCCATAAGTTGCAAAACTCGATCTCTGAACTTTGCGTCTTGTAGTTTCTCGGACCAATGCGCTCCCTGGAACTTCTCTTTTGAGCCGTCTTCGTAGACGAGAGAATACCAAGCGCCGCTTTGTTCTAAGTGCTTTGAGGACTTGACTGCGTTGAACCAACTTTCTTCATCTTGGATCTTTGATGATCCGCCAGCCCAAAGAATCTTGAAAGTACATTCACGGTTCAAAGAACCGAAACGGGACTTCTTGATCTTGGCCTTAACCTCTGAACCAACTTGATAACCTCTTTCGTCAAGAATAAAAGAGTCCTTTGCTTTACGACCTGTTAGCCAAATGCGTAGTGAATAAGCATAAGCGGGTGCTTTACCACCTGGGGTAAAGTAAGGATCGGTCAGTAGTTCTGCTCTATTAGACGTAATGTTGGTCTTTAACTGATTGAGGATGAGTAGAGTTGATTGTGTGTTCGCAATCGGAATAGTGAGTTTTGAGAATGCCCTTGATAGGATTCTTGGTTTCATAGCCATAGACGACATAGGATCAAATGAACCTTCTACGTCCGCTGCTGCTGGTGTGTTAGCCAGCGAATCCCAGATAAAGAACATAGAGCCGTTATTAGCGGTCAATAGTTCCTCAATAGTTTCCAAAACAAACTCTGTTGTTGTTGCCTGAATGTAAAGTAGTTTTGATAAGTCACAACCGGTCGATTCCAAGAAGTCTGGATCTACTGCTGATTCCGAATCAAAATAAACTACGTCCATTCCCTTTGCCATAGCATTAGCGGCGATCTGTGCCGCCATGTAGGACTTGCCGGTTCCTTCCAAACCAGCGATCTCTGTGATTTTACCAACCGGAATTCCAGCTAACTTACCACGACAAATAATAGAATCAAGCCAACGAGAACCAGTTGAGATCCAATCGGTTACTTCTGTTGGGTTATCTTTTGTTAGGTCGTGTGCTACTTCCTGTCCGTATTTCTTATTGACGAGGTTTCGCATATCAGCGATGGATAGTTTGCCCGGTTTGGTTTCATTTTTTCGGGCCATTAAAACTCCATTTAGTTTTTTACAAATGCGTTTGCTCTGGAATGAGAAAGGTCTGCAACATAAACAGAACCAAGATGAACTACGGGTTCTGTTTTCTTTTCTAATGTTTTTACTGGTGAATCAATGAAGGGAGACAGTAGCCATAGCACCATCACCCAAGAAACACTAGAAACTATTACAGCCTTACTCATTTCAGGCAAACTATTAAAACGTTCAAACATCCTATTCACCCCTTTATGGGATAAATAGTTTGTGAATCACTTACCGTTGATCTCTCGGAAAGCAGCACTCAAAAGGTCGTCGGAATCACCTGACGAATTGAACTTCTGAATTTCTGGTCCTGCTCCATTCTGATCGCTAAGGAACTCGTCAAGGAGGTTAGCGACCTGTTGAGAAGTCAGACGCTCAAAGAGAGATTCAAATTCTGGCATGGAGTCAAGAAGTTCGGCGCAACGTGCAGCGCCACCGATTGCCTTGGAGCAAAGAGCAGAAGTCTTGCGGCGTGGTGCCACATCTGTCTCTGCGAAAAGCCGACCTGTCTTCGTAGAGTACGAAATAGTAAGGTCAGTTCCTTCCTCGGTGTCGGTAATGTCACCGTAGTCAGGGTTGAGAACAAGGCTCAAAAGCTTCTTGTAAACTGTGGTCCCGTAACCCCAAACACGAATGCCTGTGGATTCCTCACCACGAACAAGGACAGGAGAGAAATAACGCTCCTTGACGAACAGAGACTTTGCAAGCTTCTTGTCTTCGTCGTCGTTGTTGGCGACACCATCACGCCAAGTCTGTGAGGCAAACTCACAAATAGGGCATTGCTCGCCGTAGTTCTTCTTCAAGCAAAGAACGGTCTTACGCTTGCCGCCAACCTCTAGATAGTGGAAGTGGAAGTCGCGGAATGGATCGCCGTCCGATGGACTAACGATGCGAATGTCTTGCTCGCCCTCAACGGGCTTCCAGAAAACGGAGGTCTTGGATCCACCACCCTCGCTCTTATTCTCAATTGCGGAAAGCTTTGCCTTCATCTTGCTGATATCAATAGCCATTTTGTTTTGTTCCTTTATTTATGGTTAGTTGTGGGACTTGCCCTATAGTCAATAAGGAGATTTATCCTTACCGCTGTTCTTGTACGAATGAAGTATGTTCTACAACATACGCTATGTCTCTATCATACTTTGTTGCATAGATAGAGAAAGAAACGGTTTTTAGTTCCGTTGCTTTTGACTTTACTTCTTCTTTTATTCGCTTCAACGAATCGCTTGACTGTTTTAGTCGTTCCTCGTTGATGACATAAATATAATTCACTTCGCGGGTGCCGTCAAGGGGATAGAACATCTTTTCTTCGCCTGAATTGATTTCTTTTAGCCCTATGGTAGAAATGCGGTTTGTAAGACCAGGCTCTTCAATATTCCCCATAATGGGCGCGTTATTCTGATAAACGTTAAGCATGTGAATAGTGTTGGAGATAAAGTTGTTTATTTGTTCCCAATAACCTATTACCGGCAAGTCGCCAGCAATTTGATCTATTCTTTGGTTATCAACCAAATAAATTCTCTCAAACTTACCTGATCTTGTTAGGTGTTGGAGAACATTCCTGACGATCTTTTCATTCAGGATCTTCTTATGGTTCAATAACGATGTGTCTGGAATAACGTAAACAATTCTTATTTGCTTTTCCTTGATGCTTTCAAGGATGCGTAGTGAAAGTGCGGAGATAAGAGAACCGCCACACACAAACATTATAACCTCGTCGGCAGTCAAACAGCCACGCAATAATGTTAAATCGATGTTAGACGCTTCGTAGGCTTCGGGGTCGTTCTGTTTCTTAACAAGAATGGTCCTTTCTACCTGCGGTTCGTGATCGACGCAGATAACGTTGTATTGAGGAAACTTCTCAAACTGTTTTGCGATTCGGCTTCCAACGCCGCCAATGCCAAGGATGTTCATAGGTCAATCACTTTTAGGTTCTCAAAATCTTTTCCAGCCTTCAAGGTTGCTACGAACCCTTCCTTACGGACTATCTCCATAATAGAGAATAGAAGGCTTCTTTCGGACCAGTCAAAGTCAATCACGATAGAGTCGTGGATAGAGAAAGCAACATAAGACTTCTTTCCTTTCAAGAGAGAGAAAAGAGCAATAAGTTTTCTACCAACGTAATCTGCGGTTGTACTTTGAATAAGATATGAAATAGCGTGTTCTTCATCACACTTGACTTTACGACCAAATGGGTTCTCAATTTCTTCACCATTCCAATGCTTCCTTATTAAGTAATCACGACCATAAACTTTTTCAAGCCTATCGTCTCTTTTATTTAGATCATAAAGCCAACCAAAAATCATTTTCTTTGCTAAATCACGATCAGTTTTGGGTCCAAAGACATTCTGGATATTCCAGTCGTGAATGTCGATCTTTGGTTGTTCTTTACCTCTCACAAGGAACAGCGAACGCAAGTCCGCTGCGTTATAGTCAATCTCCAAGAACATATCGTTATTTGGCTTGATAAACCTACGAAGGTCTTTATCAAAGCGAAGAATGGGAAATGAATCTTTCTCCGTGCCAAGTCGTCCGGTCTTTGACGAGAACAAGTCATAAACGATCTTACGAGGATAAGTTTTTAGTTTCTCTTCAAACTCACGCACCTTTCTCTTTGTTCTTTCTTGCCGGATAGCAGCGTCATCGATATTCAACTTACGGGTTGAAATGTCGTGAAGAACAGAGTATAATTCAACAAGATAGTCGTGGTTCGCAGGACGTTCAACGTTCCTGAAAACCCAATCACACACCTTGTTCTTTACTCGGGCATACTCGGTCAAGAAACCTTTATTTACAATATCATAAAAGCAAACATCATTCAAGTTGATCTTCGCCAAGATGAACGAACGATATAAGGCTTTGAGTTTATTTTCAGCACGCTCCAGTTCTTCTTTATAAGCCTCTGGACAAACTTGCGTTAGTTCCCTGCCACCAACATAAACCTTCGCATAGTCAATCCCAGAAGGCAAATAAGAGGCCCAGGACCACGTTTGTTTAGCAGTAGTGAAGTCAACCGAGTCAACCGCGACGAGTTTATCGTCGTGATAGACAGCGGCACATTCACCTTTCGTATCAAATGTCTGGAATAGCACTCTTCCCTCACACCACAAGAATAGCCCATCGCCTTTTGGGAGTCAAGATCATTTGGAAAAGAAAAATCTTTTCTCAATAGTCATAGCGAGAAAGTCTGATAAGTCCGAGTGCTTCATCAAGGGAGAAATTTTCTGTGTTGACAAAGTTCTTTTTATCGGGCATAAATGGTTCAAGGGCAAGACGAAGTTTCTCGTTGATGTATTTCAGCGAATCATTTATACCATATGTATCATATATTATCTTTGAGGTTCTATCAAACCTTTCAAGAGAAGAGTTATCATACTTGATTCTTATTTCTGAATTCTTCAGCCTAATATATAATGAAATCAAAAATGAATCTGTTAGGCTTGTATAAACTAAGTCTGACTGATCCGAGAACCTGGTAACTCTTTTTGAATGCATATGACCATCGTAGAAGTTATTGATTCTTTCAACTGCGAAGTTATCTAAGAACGAAGAGTAAGCTATTACAAATAAAGTTCTCAGATATTCAATATCATAAAGATAAGCAGGTTCATAATAGTAGTTTACTATGTCTTCAGAAGAAGCCAAACTACTATTGATGCCGTTGAGATGTTCCCTATCACAAGCACAAATAGAAGCTTTCATCTTAGAAGAATTTATATTTGCTATTAGCTTAGATGGGTATTCTTTACAAACAAGGAAGCCAAATGACTTAGCGGTGTTTAGGTAATATGTGAAGTTAGGATCCATAATAACATTTCTAACTTTATCAGAATCAAATTCATAACTAACGTTTGCTATATCTAAGCATAGACCGTTGAAGTTTATATCAATTTTATCAGTAAGAAGAAACGAAGAATAAGTTGCGAAGAAATTCTTGGAATTAGATAAAAGGAAATTAGTGAAATAGTTTATGAAATTTTGTGGAGTTATTATCTTTTTGCGGTTTTGATGGTCTATCTTAGCAAAATTGATAAATTGATTTATTATATTTTCAAAGTTTTCTTGCAATGCTTTTTGGCCGTCTTCTCTAGCTTTTACAAGTTCCATTTCGGAAAGTGCAGAACCACCACTCAAACCACCACCTTCCGAGACACCTTGGATATAAGAATTCTTCATATTGATATAAGCATTGATAACGAAGTCTAGACCAGAAAAACCTCCATTATTACCGCCATAATAAGAAAGGTATTGTTTTTTTGGCTGCAATGCGATAATATTCTTATCAACTGTCCCAAACAAAGGTAGATAAGTATCATTGAATATTTTATATATTTGATCTAATTCATATACTTCTTTTGATGGATCTGCTAAATTATCTATTCCTTCATAGTAATAAGCTTCTTCATCATATAAGGTTTTAGCAGCAAAGCTATTTTTTGCTCCAAGGTTATTGTTACCAACGAACCTCTGAGCAATATCATTCGCAAGTAGCCTATCACTTCTGTCCCCATACAAAATATTATATTTCATTTTATATTACCTATGTTTGAGTTTCAGCCGAAAGCTGCAATGGAACTATCAGCCTTATCAGTAATTGCTAGCCCTCTACCGCGAGCATAAAGAGTTTTATTTGCTTCTGAACTTGGATCACCAGTTGCTTGATGAATGGCCTCAACATTAGTTGTATACTTACCAGAAGAGACAGACCAAGTTACTTTATTTACGAAATAGTAGCCTCCTAAGCCCATAAGGTTTGCCAATGAACCTGCTTTATTAGGAAGTCCAAGCCCACCACCCATACCAGTTGGAAGTAAGAAGAAGTATGTTCCTAACAAAAATAAAGTGTTTCCATAAGTTTCCATATTGACATTGTATAAAGAGGCTAATATTACAACAGGATCAAATGACTTACCTTCCTGAGCTATTCTCTGTTCTCTTTGATATGGAATTGGCTGTCTTTGGAATGATACACTCTTTACAATGCCACGATCTCTTCCCATAAATATATGTGGAATACCTTTTTTTCTATCTTCATCGTAGTCGCCCACCAACTGTTGAGGATCATAAACATCTTGATATATCATTAGGTAGAAATAAAAATTCTCAGCATCGCTCTGAACTGTTGACGATCTTAGAAAGTTATCTGCATTTATGCTATCTACACGAACAATATCTCCAACTGGCTGCACGACTAGTTCAGAAGTGGGGTATAAAGGGTCTACCATCTTCTCTTTAGAATATACTGCTAAATTTAGATATTTGAGTTTTATGTCTTGTTTTAGCTTTCTACCAGCAATATAAGAACGATCTAGGAATATATCTTTTACAAGATCATTCAACATATCTCTGATAAAGTCGTCAATTGTATAATTCAAATTTCTTGTAGTTATGATCTTGTTATAAAAGAAAGTAGTGAACTTCTTCATTGAAATTGGTATATGAGCTAGATTGACCCTTATGGCTTCACCTGTACAATAGTCTATCAATTCTATATCACTTAGAATAAGCTTGACTCTCTTTGAGAAATTACTACCGAACCTTCGGATAAGACTTTCTGTATCTGATACTTGTTCGTTGAATGCTCTCTTCATCAGGATCTCCATCAGATCTCCGAAGTAGAACCAACTCAAATTTATGTATTCTTGACCATTACTATCAACAAGGATAGCGTCCTTTTTGAAGTCTTCAATTGTTACTCTCTCATATGGTGTAATTTGTACTGGTTCAAATATAGTATAAGAAACTCCCGAATCAACGAAGTCTATTGGAGTCCATGATAAGTCGCAGAAGTCTATAGTGGCATTTAGCTCTGTTACTGTCTCTTCTTTGATCTGTGCATTATACACCCCACCAGGACCAAACTGACTTCCTCCGACAGTACCTATTCTTGTCTCTCGTACTTCTGTGGTTGTAATGGTTATCGGTGGCGCTTCAACCCCATTGGCATAAGCAGCAAAATGGCTAGCCGCACGACGAGAAATAGAGCTTTGATATACCTTACTGTATGTCGGTCCACTACCGTTCACACTCTCAGAAACTCCTTCCATTAGTTCTCTTACTATCGATTCAAAAGCCTGTTTAGAGATAGTGGTTTGTCTACTTATTAGTTCTTGTCTTGCTGCTTCAACTCTCTGCTTTTGAGGAGGAGTTTCAGCCGTTGCATCCTGTATATTTTTGCTAATAGCATCAAGTTCTTTCTTTAGGGCACTATTCAAAATAATACCGGCTCTTACATCTCTTTGTGCAAAGTCAAATGCACCAATGTAACTAACAGTAAGTGTTAGAGTACCATTCTCATTTATATTTATTTCGTGTTCTGTTGAATATAAAAAGAAAGAAATTTTCGTGTTTCTTAACGCTCTTGTCATGCTACTAGCTTCTTTAGCAGAGAACGCAGAGTTTGATGTTATAGGTTCAACAGCCCATCCCAAGTCGGCTCTTATTCTGAAAGCTAACGGATCGGAGAACACATCTCTATGTTTTTTTGGAGCCGCTGGTTCGGTATCGCTTACGTTAGCTCTAGTTGGACTGTCAACAGGTGGTTGAACTATCAAGTCCAAGAAAGTATATTGTTGCCCATCGGAATTAGTTCTTTTGGCCGTTAGTTGATCGAATGACTGAAAATATAAAACCAGCTTGGCCGTAAACTGTTTGTCTGCGGTGAAGAAAGTAGTGCCTTGCGAGTCAATGTCAAACGACTGTATACCATAAGAAGAACGACCAATATCTCCTAGAACATCTCCGACCGAACCAATATAAGTTGGAAACTGTAATTCAATTTCTTTATCAAAGTCTTGGTTTGGTTTATAATATTGTTTGAAGAGCCTTATTTGTGGAACAAGTTCAGAAATTTGTGCAGGAGTCAAATTCAATAAGGCTTCTTTCTTGAAGAAATCCGAATTCAATAGTCTGTTTATAAGAGCAGTATTCTGACCTTTCAATAGATCTACTTTTTCATAAGTACCATGAACGAAGGTATGTATAGAGTTATGAATAGGTGCGAGCTTTTTTAGGTTGAACATAAGAAAAGCTTGTTCATCAAAAGGATGGATATTGAGCGTCTTCTTTCTGTCTTCTTCTAGATTTCTCTGTTCATCCTCTAAACGAGCTTTTTCTCTCTGTTTTGCAGCTTCTTCTGTTCTCTTAGCATCCATCGCGGCGCGTTCTTCTGGAGTAAAGATAGAACCAAGTTCCGACATTATTTATTTCTCCCATACAAAGCCAAAGCTCTTTCAAATGGAGTAGGGATAATAACGATATCTCCAATAGCAAAATGGTTTTCTGTTGGTTTCTGGTTATACCATGCGATCAGCCACCAATAAGTTGAATCGCCATAGTATTGGCTAGATAATTTCCATAAGCGATCACCAGCTTTCCAAACATGTTGAATTCTGGTCAAACCTAGACTAGACTCAACATTTGCAGTTGGAATAGATGGAGTTAGATACTGATCGATATGCTTCAACTCTTTATCATTCAGGAGGTCAGCATAAGTTTCTTCTTCGTTTCTAGCAATAGTTCTTCCGTCGTAACGTCCCATTTTATCACCTTATAGTATTTAGTTTCTTATTCTAATACTTGTAAGCTTACTTTTTAGGTTTATTGGAAGTGTTGCCTAACATGCTTGCAGAGTCAAGAATTCTCTGGAAAGTAGAAGGATCGTTCAACTGTTGAGCAGAACCACCTAATATATCTCTAGCTTTTTGAAGACCATCAATTGGCTGTTCTGGTATTTGTTGTTCTGTTTTTTCGTATTCTTTCTGGTTTAGTTGCTTCGCATTATCACTAAAGAAGCGGTTATCGGAAGTTGCTGGCTTAGGTTTAGTGGAAGCAGCTTTTTCTTGTACAGAACCTGGGAATGTTCTTGGGCTTTCTTCGTGCATAACGTCCAAAGCAATAGTCAAAGTTAGAAGCTTTGGATATAAAGTTTTACCAGCATCATAAAAACCGTTTTCAATAACTGGAGATACTGCAACACTTTTTACTCTTCCGAGTATAGCTCCGTTCTTTCTATCAAAGCCTCTACCAATAAGGTTTGAGAAACGAATACGAAACAAAGGTGTCTTATCAATAACGTTAGCAATACCATTCACTTTTGTATAGGTAGGGTATAGGAACGTAGCAAGGTTCTTTACTTTTATAAAGTTTTGTTGTCCTTCTTCTAAACTAGCACTTGGAATGTCAATAGAAAAATTGATCTGTCTTGTTGTTTGTCCAAAAGAATAGATAGGCTCGTGCCGTCCGTAGATATTATCTGCCGTCCAGTTTGACCTATAGTTGTCTGTAAAGTCCTTTAAGAAAGCAGGAAAGCTAATGATATCTCCTTTTCCATAAACACGTTCAAAAGAAATATTATATCCTTTGATATCCGAATAAGTTCTTATTGGTGCATCAGTATACATTCATTACCCCTTCAATACTTCAGCTTCAGCGGCTGCTGTTTCTTTCTTTTTTGTTGGTGTGAACTGATATTCGCTTTCAGGGTCAATAAGCACCTCACCAGAAACAGTAGAGGTATTATTGAAAGAAATTTCTCCAACGTCCAGACTGACCGCAACCTTTTTATCATCTGAGCTTTGTACTTCTGCTTCACCAGTTCCAGCAGGAACATCAATAGGGTTTCCTGGATATCTTTCGTGAATAACATCAAAAGGAACTTGTAATTTAAATACCTTTGGATAAAGTTCAGTACCTGGATCGAAGAAACCTGCGTCCACTACCGGTGCTATTGATATATCTTTTATCACTCCTAGTAGCCCCTTTGAACCAGTACCATTGGCATCTGCGCTAATGAAGTTCGCAAATTTGATCCTAATCAATGGTGCTTTTGTCATAGTTGTGGCGCTTCTGTCATTTTCGTAAGTGGGATACAAAAACCTAGATAGTCTTCTAAGGTCTACGAGGAACCTCTTTGACTCTTCTTCATCAGCGCAAGGAATATCTATCGAAAAACTTATTGACCTTGTTGTTTGCTTGAAAGTAAAAATCTGGTCCATTCTACCAAATACAGAAGTTTCATCCCAACTGGATGTATAGGTATCTGTGAATGAAGTAAGAAATGCTGGGAAAGAAACTATTGCACCCGTTGGAATATGAGTAAAGTGAATTACATAATCTCTTTTCTTTACATAATTGTCTATGATACTTGTGTCATAATGAGAGGGCATTTATCACCTTTACTTTAGTGGGTTGAGATTTTCAACAATAACATTCTTGACAAATGCACGAAGCTCTCTGCCTTCAAGCATTACTGTAAGGTTTATATTTGGAGTTCCACTTAAGCCTCCACCACCGACTTGTTGGACAGCTTTAGCAAGGGGATCAACCAAATAGTCTTTACCATCTTCAAGAGGAATGACAGCTTCTCTGCCTCTTTCTCCTATTGTAACGTTATTGACTTCTCTGGTTACGATACCACCAACAGCCATTTCTGTTTCTTTTCTACCTCCTATATTCAAACTACCACTAGCACCAGTATAGCCAGCAACATCTGAGGCTAATAACGCAGCATCAATACCAACAGAAATAGCGGTCGCCCCAAAACCACCAGCTATCCCCGAAAACAACTCGCCAACAGCACCGACGATATCTCCACTAGCAAGTCTAGATAATCCTGATATTACCCCTATCAAAATTCCTAAACCTGGTACTTTTGATAGAAATTTTATACCAAATATTTCTGTTATTTCTTCTGCTATTTTAGCTGGAAACATAAGTGTTTTACTAAATATTTTTCCTATATCAAACATTACATTTCTTATGTTTTCCCCAAGGTTAGCGATCAATTGAAGACCAGATTGTAGAGTTGTCATAAGACTCTGTATCAAGGGACCGTTTTCAGCTATCATCTTCTTTATCGCATCAAACGTATCTTTCAATGTCATTGTAAGTTCGGCTTGTGTTTTTAACATATTAGTTGAGTCATCCGAGCCTTCAATAAAACTATTAATAGAATCGGCAGAATCTAGCACTCCTTGATCAAGCTGACCGAATAACATTTTCATCTTGTTAATATCGCCGTTAATACCTGGAATGCTGCTAGCAAAAGCTTGCAACTCTCTTCTATGCATAGAATTAACCGATCTACCAGCAGCATCAAATGCTCGCTTGATCTTCATTATTTGTTCAGCGGGGTCTTCCGTGTTTATCATATCAATAGTGTTTAAGAACGGACCCCCCAGCAAAGCGTTAAGTTTTCCAACAGATTGAGAAGCACCATCAAATTGGTCAAATCCTTCTGCAATAGATTGGAGATCTTGAATAGCGACACCAGTTTTTCTAGTAATAACCTCCATTCTACGAAATATGTTTTCATAATTTGAACCATACTGTGCCAAGAAACTCTGAACCTTTCCGAAATCCGCCATAACTTCTTTGGTAGATTTTCCAATTGCACCAGAAAAGGTTCTCATTTCACGCATATTTTCTTGGGCTGCTTCTATTGAATCTCCGAATCCTTTGGTCATTTCTTGAATGGTTGAAGCATAATCTTCATTTGAAACGCCAAACCTTGTCATCAATGCTGAATCAGTTGTTAAACTTTCTATCTGATTGTCAGTTAGGTTAGCAAAATCTGACATATTGTTGTTTAATGTCTCAACAGCTTTAGCAGATTCATCAAAACCTATATTATATCTTCTAAGACTTACTTCTATGGAGTTAGTTGAATTTATTATTCTATTAGCATATTCTGGAGTAAATGTTTTATTGAGTTCAGAGTTTACGGTTTGAAGTGTGGCAAATAATTCAAGATTAGAATCAATGTAAGTATTAATAGCTGATGTGCCGATTTTAGCACCGGTAAAAGAATCTTTTAAACCTTCTTTAAAACCATCAAGATTGAATTTTCCTTTCTCTAAGGATTCAAAAAATTCTGATAACCTACTACTAGTAATGCCTATAGAAGTAGCAAGCTGATTTCCAGCTTGCGTACCCATAGCCATTGAGCTATTAAAATTTCTTAAAGTTTCGGAAAGTTCTTCTAGTTTATCTTTCTGGTCATTAATTGCTTTTGTAGCGAGTTCTATTTTAGCAGTATAGTCTACTGTTCCATCAGAAAGTTCTTCTAGTACTTCTAAAGTTCTTAATTCAATTTTAAGCCTAGATAATACAGCAGCTTCTACTTCTCTAGATTTATCTAGATATTCCGCTGTACCTTCCGTTAATTTTCCTAATTCTTTCTGTAATTCCTCAATTATTTTCCGCTGTTCTTTCAGACTTTCATTTATTCTTGCCTGTTCTTTAACTTTTATATTTCTTTCTTCTGGTGTAAGGGGCGTGCGTGTTACACCACCATCTCCGGTCCCTCCTCCATCACCGCCTCCAGTTGTCATAATAACACTCCTTTATTATATAAAACAGATCAGCTTTTGAAAGGCCAAGGAATACCAGTTTTGCTTTCAAAATCACGAACAGCTTTCTCTAATACGTTTTTAGTTTTGTATGTTACAGGATTATCAAGACCATAACGCTGGGCATCGGCCATATAACGACGTTCCAAGCCCATAGCCGAAATAAGAGCGGCTAATTCATTTCTAGAGCCAGCCAAACGAAAAGGAAGTTCAATTCCTTGGGAACCATAGGTAGCCTTTAAAAGAGTGCTTGTCCACCAACTCATGGCGTCAGCTAATGCCTCGTTCAGTTGGTTATTGAACATTTTTTTGACTTCATTTAGATCAATCAAGTTATCGTCTTTTGGCATAGTTACACCTCATTATAAATAGTTGATAAATAAAAAGACCGCCTTTACGGCGGTCAGGGTTATTTAGATTTACTTCTAGCTTTCTTTATTTGTTCTGCTTCTTTCTTGAACTGTTCACTTAAACGGTTCAAGAACCAACGACGAATATTGATGGGGAGGTTATAAGATTCAAAAATGGAAAACCCACCGTGATACTTCAATTGAAATATCTCTTCATAAACTCCCTGTATATACTTATGCGTCAGGCCAAAAAAACTTGATGCCAATCGGTACCTCCACGACCGATTGAGTATTACACTTATTACAAGACAAGCTGTATTTCAAATCAACGTTTGGAGTACTGGACTTAATAGCTTTTCGCAAGTATCGTGAATCAAATGCTGACATACCTGTGACATATGCGTTGATGAAGGCTATATCTTCATTACCATTTATGGTAAGAATCAAACTCTTTAACTGATCTGTGACCAATGTACTAGCAACGGATGTCTTATCAATATTAAGAACTTCTTTCTCGTCGTAACCGGTAAGAAGTCTAAACTCAATCGTATCACCGCTCTTTGGAAGCTTTACAATGCAAGAGCCACGATCTGAGAAATGTACATCTTCTGGTTTAACATATTCAGTACTCTCTATTTGTTCAAGATCATAGTTGATATCGTGTTTATGTCCACAAGCAGGACAAGTAGCTGTTGCTTCATATTCTGGACCATACCCAGTAATGCGAATAGCTATCAAAATAGCATTTCTATCACATACCAATAGGCTTGAAGGATCTATATTCTTATCAAGAATAACACTTTGAATTAAACGGTCCAATACAAGACCTTTCTTGATCAAAGCTTCTGACGTAAGGATATCTTCTTCCTTAGCTGTCATATGCTTTATCTCAATAGAAGGTTTGCGATGAAGCGGGTGGCTTGGTGGATAAAACATTCCACGGGATGGTAGCTCAACAAACTCACTTGGAACTGAAATGCTAATATGAGTTTGGGGCATTGCGCTCACAGGATCAACGGAAAAAGCAGGCTGTGGAGCTTGCAGCCTGCTCTGGTTATTTCTAGACAATTTTACCTCTCAAATATAAATTATCTTCTATTACTCAAATCAAAGAAGGTGTTTCTAACTGGCTGGAATGGTTGAGCCACACCCGCTGGTTGACCTGAAATATCAACCGAAGAGCCAGCACCAGGAATAAAGCAGGTAGCCCAATCATACTTTAGAGTAAGTTTGATTTCTGACAAATCATCTGTGCCATAAGTGAGATCACCTAAAGTAACATCAGTAATGAAAGCATTTCTCAATGTCCACTCTTCAAGAATGTCAAGGTCGCCTTCTGAGCCAATTTGTTTGATGATAACACCCTTTAAGGCACCAACAGCACGGGATTTAGACATTGTGGATAAATCCTGAACATCCATTGGAGGATGATATCCTGCATTCTGGATAATAGCCATTGTGTTGGCAGCAGCATCTGGCTCAACTGGATCAACTAAGGTTACTGTAATATCTTTCCACTCAACCTTACCTGGATAATTGAAGGTGTGGTTTAAGAAAACGTGTTGGGTAGAAGTGATACCGAAAGATGGTTTATCAACAGATTTAGCATACCAGGTAGCAGCACCTGGATATGCTAGAAGCTGAACTGTAAACCGAAACTTTCTTTTTGGATCTCTAAGAGTTGCGTCTGTCCAGAAAGCATTTGCCATTATTTGTTTCTCCTATTCTATAGTAAGTAGTGTCAACTTATTTTTCAGTCTTCAAAAGAAGCACCGGTTCTGGAGATAACGAAGTCAACTGCGATGAATTCGATAGCTCTTGCTGGTTTCAAGTAGATCTTAGCATATAGAATGTTACGATCTATCAAGTCTGGAGTTGTGGTGGTTTCATCAAGAATGAGTCGGTACTCAGTCAAACCTAGTCTGGCTTGGACAGAACCCAAGAATGGCTCAACAGCAGCCTTGAAACGGTTCCAAGTTACGGTGACGTTTGGATCGAAGAGAACGTTAGCAGCGAATCTGGAGATTTGCTTCTTGACGTAGATCATCAATCTGCGGACGTTGATACGGTCCAAAGCAGAAGGAGTGACTTGCAATGTCTTTTGACCGAAGACCACAATACCTTCAGATGGGAACGAAGCGATTGGATTGATGTTGGCAGCGTAAAGGTCATCACGTTGCTTGGAGGTTAGCTTCTCAACAACGTTGACGACAGGCAAACCAGCGGCACCAGTACTTAGACCACCACGGTTGAAGCCAGCAGGAGCAAACCAAACTTCGCTAACTCTTTCGGAGGAAGCCATAGTTCCGAGTGCGACAACTGAAGGTGGAACCCAAACCAATTGACCATTGATTGAATCGCGGATTTGAACCCAGGGGTAGTAGGTACAAGCATACGAAGAATTGATTCTACGAGCGCGAAGGTTGGTAACTGCGTTAGAGACAGAACCTAATCTTGACTTGAATGTTCTTGTAGTTGCGTTAGCTTCTGTAGAAGCCTTGTATCCATCGTCAATATCAATGATAGCAAGAGCATCAGCGCGGTTTTCACATGCTGTAATAACCTTGTCTGTGATAGCACTATTGCGGACGCCTGGTACAACGATCATATTTGTTTCAAGCATATTTGGATCAGAAGCCAAATCAATAGCCAATTCAACTGAGTTGTATTCTGCACTAGCTTTGTTGTTGGTACCTTGAAGTCTTCTGTATTGGAAAGGTTCGGCTTCTTGGATGTTTAGACCATCAGAGCCACCTTGGAAGAGTGCTGTGAATCGTGCGAAACCAGCATTGATGACTGACTTATAGCCAGAGTCGCTGCCTGTGGTAGAGGCATTTAGGGCTGTCTTAGAAGTACCAGCAACACGGGAACCACTTAGGTAGTAAGCTTGGTTGTTGTTGCTTCCACCAATGATAAGATCATCAAGTGAGAACACCCATTGATGTTCAAATACTGAGTTGGAAGATAGACCACCAATACCAATGTTTTGGTTCTCGTCAATACCGTATAGTCTTAGGCAATCTGGAACGCTGGTATCATAGCGGCTTGAATCTGCGCTAATGGTTGTACGAGCGCCGAAGTAAGCCTTGGTTGGATCTGTGATGGAACCATCGGAAGCAGATAGTCTTTGTGAAGTGCCTGGGAATACGACGGAAGAAGTAAAGGTACTAGCACCGCTAATATAAGAATCGGTTCTGCTCGCGAACACGAAACTACCGTGTCCGATCATACTAGCAAGTGTACCAGCGGTTGTACCGGTTCTTAGTTGTGAAACAGTCTTTGGACGAATTGGACCATAGACACCAAAAGGTAGAAGCTCTGCTCCAAACAAACCTTCTTCCAAAGAAGGATTAACTTCAACACGAATGTAACGAGACTGGTTATCGTATTGACCATACTCTTTGTTAATACGAAGTGTATAATCAAACTTTCTTGTTTTATCACCAATGCGAACACCGATGTAATCTGTAGAGTTTGGATTTAGACTTACATTATCAAATCTTTCAAGAATGGTTGGTGAAGCATCTGTATCACGGATTGAACGGACAACAACGCTGAACTTACCGTAAGGATCAACATCAGCATTTGGTGATACTTGTAAGTTTTCAATAGAAACTTTAATATTCTTTTGTGTCCATTCACCAGCGTCTAGACCGTGGAAACGGAATAGCTTGGTCATACCATCATAAGAATAAGAAGCGGTATCGGTGCTTAGATCTTGTGAGAAGAACCAACCAGTTCTAGCATCAATGATATTAGAATCTGTACGCATTGAGAAGTTAGGACTGAACTTCATTCCGTTGTAAGAATAACCATCAGATAAGGTTGAACCAGTTGTCCTAGCTACAGGTGAAAGCCAAGCAAATACTTCGCTAAATGAACCTGTTAAAATTTGTTGAACTTGTGTCTCGTAAGTTTCACCTAGCCAGTATACTGCTTCATTTTTGGTTAGAGATGTAGAATCAACAAGAATAGTATTTGTTAGTACTGGGTTTGTATTGAATACATTTCTTGCAAACTGTGAACTATCTCTATCAAGGTTGAACTTAAACTTGATTGGGTTGCCGTAAGCATTTGTGGAATAAACTTGTGCGGTGAGTTCAACAGCGGCGTTTGTACCACTAAAGCGGACAACTTCGTTGGAGCCTGTACCGGCTGCACCAGTTCTGTCTAAAGTGCCAGAAAGAGTAATACCACCTTTTGTGACGTAGAACACAGCAGCTAAGGTAGCGGTATGTGGAACAGTACCTGAAGGGGCAATAAACAAACCGTAAGCACCACCACCAGTTGCAGTACCGTAAGAAACAGCAGTAGGACTAGAACCACCTGAATAGTCATAAGTAGTCCAACCAGCTTCTCCGTTAACATCAGTTGTTTCAGCGTGTGGAATACCTAGCAAGCGGATAAAATTAACTGGACCTACACCAGCAGCAAGATAAGCTTGTGCGCCATAAACACCGTAGGTAGGACCAGCGAAAGTAGAAGCTCTGTAATCAGAGTCAATACCACCAGCTACTGGAGGTCCAAATTGATCAACGAAATCAGAAAACGAGTCAACCTTAATTGGGTGCATAGCACGGCCTTTTGTGGCACGACCAATAATGGTTGGTCCAATTGCGCCGGGAGGTTGAGGAATTTGGGAATTATCAATCTCGTTGAGAAAGATACCTGGTGAAACAAATTTAAAACTATTAGCTGGCATAGAATTCTCCTCTATAGAAACTTCATAAATAAATAGTTATTATTGCTCCCAAACGTCTTTTCTGTCAGCGTTTGTAAAAAGAACGTGGGGTATAATTTGGTTCTTCTCCAAGAATTACTTGTTCTCTTCCAATTTTGAATTCAACTGCATTCTCTCTAATAGCTATTTTTGGTCTATCGGCGTTGGCAGCTTCGCCCAATAAATAACCAAGAACTTTTATTTCAATATCGGTTTTATATATTCTTTCTTCGTTTTGAAAAGATTTTACATTATAATTTTGTCCAAAACTACCTTGAATAAATGCTTCGTATTTATGTCCTTCATTCTTGATAGATATAGCAGTTATCTGTCCTGTTCTGGTCAAGAATGGAGTTATCAAATCATTTATCTGCTGTTGATACTCGGCTCTTATTGAAATACTGTATTTGACTTCAATATATGTTGGGATAGGCATTGATAAGGTTTCATATACAACTTTAGAGCTTGAACCTGGATAGTTGTCTTGTCCTGGGCCTCTACCAGAAGTCAGCGTAGGAACTGTGCGGCGTTTATCAGCATTTATAAAGTTTGCTGTTTTATCTTGTCTAATACGACGAGCAACTTCAATAGCTCCCCCCTTCTCATCAGCAACGTTGCCAAGATGTGCCCAAGCAACACCTTTGAAGTTTGCGTCTTTTGCAATGTTAGTTCTCTCCAGAGTCATCATAGGGAAGATCAAGAAACCATTATCATCTCTAAGCTCTTTCTTATTCTTGATCTGGTTAGACCTTTCTGATGCAACCCAGACAACAGGAACCTTCTTGAAACCTTTGTTTGTCTGAACGTGAAGGTTCAAAGTCTCGTTGAGATAGTTATACATTGCCACATCAATTGTTTCAATTGTGGAAGGCATCATTGTGACTTCACGAAGAATGCGTTCAGCATCCTTGATACCAGTATGAGAATATAATTCTTCTGGTGGTTTGTCTGGTGGTGTCTTAGGTGGCATCGAAAAGCCCTTGTCTTGAAATTCCGCAAGTGGCCTTCACTTCAAGTGAATTGCCAATTTGACCGAACAATTGCTTTGGTTCTTCAAGGGTAAAGATTTCATAATATAGACCGTCATACTTTACAAAATCGCCTTCACGAACGAAAAGGTCTTGGTCCTCTTTCAGTCTTCTATGATGAAAGTGGACAATGATCTCTGATTTCTTATCCATTCCAAAACCTTCAGTCATTGTTGAACCATAAGAAGACCACTCTACTAAAGCATAAATTCTTATTGGAGGCAAAAAGTTTTTTACGATTGCTTCTCCATAAAGAGGATGGTAGTTGGTTGTTATATGATCGATGGGATAATAGAACACCTCTTGACCAATAACTCTTTCAATAAGTTCGTCGTTGACTTGCTTGACAAGATCTTTTTCCTTTTGTCCCAAGAACAAAGGAGGTGGTGCGTATTCTGGCTCGGTCCATTTATTATGAGTCATTCATCACCCTTGATAAATGAGAAGTGGTAGTTTCTCTTGAACCTTGGTCGTGCTATCCATAATGGTAGCATTTATCTCGGCAAGCTTGGCGTAGGTCAACTCATCCAAGGTTGTCTTCAATTCTTCTTTTAGTTTCTCTTGTTCTTCTCTTGCAGAAGAAACAAGATCGCCACCATTCAGAGTAACGCTATCGCCTGGAATTGGAATGGTACCGAATTTAGAACGAATAAGGCCAAGGGTTTCTTTTACCAAAGCCAAAGCATAGCGGCGGATCCATTGCTTACCAATAGCATTGATGTGTTCATAGGGAAGGTTATCAAAAGGCAAAGTGTTCATATTAGAAATGCCTTCTTCGTTTCC